TACTTCGTTTTGGTTGTGCTGGTCTGCACTTAAAACGTTTCCGTCAACATAAGTATGTGGTTTTGTATATGCCATATTTTAAGCCTTTGGTCTGATGCAGTAGACAGCATTTCTACTTATGGCTAGAACATTAGAATTATCAAAAACTTTACACTGTAATATGACTTTTTCTAAAGTTCTGCCAGATGCTGCAGTATTTTTATAAAGTGTTGAAAACTGAAAGGTTTGAAATCCAATAGGTGTAGCAGCTCTTAAGTTTGTACCACTGCCAGTTCCAGTAAAGAATCTAGTTCCAGAGCTGGTAGTAAAAGAATAACCCCATTCACCTAAGGTTTCAGATAGTGTGCCTCCACCATCATTATAATGTAGCAATAATCTAAATGCATAGTAGTTTGGTTTTCCTAAGTGTAAAGCATTAAATTGTTCGTTAGCATCAATGTTTGTTACTAGACCAGATGCATTTATTCTTAGTATTTCAAACTGTTGAGGCTGATAGTTTAGTGTAACCTCAGTTGCAGATCCATTACTTACTGTAACATATGTTGTAGAAGAAGTTGTAAAGTCTCCTGTTGTATTGTCGACCTTTGAATATATTTCGTTAAACTCACCTGGAGTTGCTGTGTCCACAATATGCTGTCTTGTAATCCAGTTAGGTGATGTATTGTCAAACTCAATGTCTGCAGAAGCAGTTGCCAGTGCATCGTAAGGTGCATTTAGCTGTGCTGCTGTTGGTACATCATCATCTTGAAAAAAGTTAGTTTCGACTATAGCCATTTATTTTCCTTATCTGAACTGGTTTCTACACCAGATTGTTGTTGACCAAAGATTAAACGGTGTAGAGTGAAACACCGCTGCATTTCCTGTAACATAAAACGTATTTAACCTGACTCGTACATCAATAGATATTGACTGGCTTCCACAAGGTACATGAAAAGGTAACTGAGTAGTATGTCTTCTTGGATATATTGGTCCGGATCTAGAAACCAAAACATTGTTAACAAATACACCCCATTCTGTCCACCAGCCGTTACCTCTCGACATTGGCTCGCTAGTATTCGGGTTCTCTGTTATCTCAACGTCATAAACCTGCGTTCCATGCTCCCAGTCAATAGTTGCACAACCAACCAGAGAGCCTTCTTGTGCTTCGAAGTTTAACTGATAGCCTTCCCATATTGGACTTAGTGACGGTAAGTGGTTAAATCCTTTTGACCAGTCATCAGCATCTAGATCAATAGTAAGAGAAGGTGTATAAATATCTTTACTCTGAGTCTGGTTATTAATCTTGGTAATGTAGTACCGCTGAGAAGGCATATGAGCAGACTGTTTGATGTTTGATCCAGCAGTATCTGCAACAATTACTTCAGGCTTTCTCATCTTAGATGTAATTACTGAATCAATAGGTAAGTTATTTGAATCTAATTCACCGTTAAACTCACCTATATACTTGTCAGTGTTCTTAGTCAAAGATCCAGTTTTTACTGCATCAAAGTTCTGGATTGGTATTTCTGTAAACTGTTTCATTGAGGTTGTCCTTTTTGTACTCTAGTTCTTTGATTCAGAGGTAACTGCTGTCTGGTATCAAAGTTAAGTTTATAATTTAAGAGATGGAAAGGTGATCCAGCACATTTTAATCTAAATCTAAAGTTATCTACAAGTCCTGTGTTAACATCCCATCTAAGATAGATAACCCGTACTCCTTTCAGTGCTGAAGTACCAACTGTAAATGAAGACTTTGTTACTGCAGGGTTTGCTGGACCAAAGACTGGATCTTCTTTAGTTGTAAATACTAACTCTGGTTTGGACTGTTTCTGTGAACCAGCACTATTCCACTTGCTGTCGTAATCATTTCCCCACTCTAGTTCTATTGTATTGTCACCGTAAGCAATTATTTCTGCTGAAACATTAAATACACGGTGCTTAACAGAACCATCGCCAAAGTCATACCAGCTAGATTCATATATGTTTTCAGGCAATGGTACCTGTGTAGCAGTAAAAGTAATCGCCTGATTTGCAACTGCAGACGTTAACTCAATACCCCAAGATCTAAAACCAGACCAAACCTGTGGTCCTACTAAACGACCTTTTGCACCATTGTCAGTAGGTAGTCCAGGTTGTCCTAATGTAGTTGTCCATGTCGGTAAAGTACCTAAGATTATGTTTCCACGTGGATCTACAGCCATGGCGGTAAAATACCAGTTACTTTCTGCATCGCTGGTATTACCTCTCAAGGACCACTGAAGTGTGTCAGAATGCAGCACAGAGCCTCGTGAATTAACTGTTTCGCCTCTTCGCGTATAGTGGCACCAGTATTCTTTTTCTTTCTTTGAGTAAACAGCAACAGCATTTGACAAAGCTGAAGGGTTAATAGTTTCAGTTTCTTTTTGTAGTGCTTTGGATATTTTAACTACAGAAACCTGTGAGCCTCCATCTAAACCACCTGATATAGAATAAAATCCGTCTCTAGTTAGAAATACAACTCCAACACCAGGAACTAACTGGATTGTATTAGCAGCAACAGTTCCAATATTAGGTGTTAGCTGTGATACAGTTAGACCGGTAGGACCTTCTCGAATAATGTCTATTGAGTCTTCTCTAAATACTAACAGCGAGTTGTAATAAGCAAACAACTGTGTAATGTGACCACCAGAAGTGTTACCTACATCAAAGTAAGAGAATGTACCAAACTGTTCAGGCAAACCTACATCTGAGTAAATAATACGTGTTGGATGTGAGGCACCTCCAGCTAACCAAACTCTACCGTTCCAGCTTTCACCAACAATATACTTTGAAGATATAACTGAAGAAGCTGTTAGGCTTGGAGCCTGGTTGACAAGTGATGTATCAGGAATAACATCAATAAACTCTGTAGATCCATTTTCATTTATTTGTACTAACTGAAAGTATATTTGATCTCTAGAATCTGCATCTGTGCTTAGACGCTGGTTTTTTGTTCTATAAATTCTTCTAGCAACAATACCTTTTTTACCAACAGGTACTTCGTTTATATATGTGCTCAACCTTCTACCAGCTTGATCAGATGAAGATATGCTCCAGTTTAAAGAAGCTGCAGAACTTAAAGGTGACTCCGAACCAGTGTCAGAAATAAACGTCATCTTGTAGTAATAAACAGAATCAGATCCATTTGTAGTATCACCAAGACCTAGCGGGTTTGTGGTAAAAGAAGGTTTGGCTGTACCATTTCTTAGACCATCATCACCAGCTGGAGATCCTGTGTCGTAGTAGGAAGGTTCAACATCTAGTAGTTCTAGCTCTGGTGTAGGTAAAAGATAGCCAAACTCTCTAAACTTGTTGTTTCCGTAAAACATGATAGGTTTATCAAATCCGTTTATTATCAAAAGCTTGTCACCAAGCGGAACGTACTGTGTACCTGCTTCGCCTATCTTTGGAATATTTCTATTTGTATCGATTGTTATCTTGTGTTCCCAGAAAAAACCTAATGTCTTTCCATTGTTGTTTCCCCACAAGTAAAAAAGCTCTCCACCTTGTTCAAAGAAGTGAAATACCTGACCTGTGTTTTGCTTTGTCCAAACATACATAGAATCCATTTTAGCTGAAAGATATGGTATTGCATCACCAATATTCATGTTTGCATCGATGTAATTAAACCAAGGTTCTATACCTCTATCAAACAACCAGCCAAAACCTGAAGGGTCAATACGTGCAGACTTTATTTCTGCAGCACCACCTGATTCTGATGCCCACTCCTGATTGATACCAGCAGCTCTGGAGAATGCTGTTTTCGTACCTTTGACACTCATATTATCCTCCTGTTTTTAGTGATGCATAGTCGTAATGAAACCTTCCATACTGTCCTAGTTGGAACTGGCCACGCTGGACCATACTATCGACATGATCAACATATCTTTTCTGTAACTGCTTTACTTCTCTTTCGTAACGAGCTCGATAAGCCTGAGCATTAGTTATATTACCAGTCTTGTCGTAAAGTGTTTCTAAAACTTTGTAAACAATTAGCTGGTGAAACTCATGTGGCATTTCAGGTGAATCAGAATCAAAACCCATAAGTCTAGGTTTGTAGTAATATCGAGCAACACCTTCGCGTAATAGATCTTTAGCTAGTCCAGGGTTTGTCTGGTCTGCAGCAAGAGGCGTAACCTCTTCGTCAAAGCCATCAACTCTTGGGTAAGGTCTAATATTTTGGTGCTGACCATCATACTCAACGTAGATTTTGTTTCCATTATCTATCATGTTAAAGTTGTTAATCGTTGCAGAAGCATCAATGTCATCAGCTTTTACATTGTCAAGATATCCAGCACTATTTCTTACAGTACCACCGGTGTTAAAATGTCTCCATACAGGTAGACCTAATCTTTCACCTGACGTTCTGTTAAAGTTTGCATTCCAGAAAACAAATTTTCTATATCCTTCCCACTGCGAAGGTATTGTATCGTTACTTTGAAAAGCATCAGCCTGAATAGACTGTGCATCCCAGCTTAAAAAGTTTATTGCAAATGTTGCAGAGTTACCTGAACCTTGTGGATCTTGCTTAGCAAAAAGAACTGTCTGAGGTTCAGATAAAGCACCTATCTTTCCATCCTTTTCAAAAGCCCAGCAAACTTCTAAGTAGCTACCGTAAGGAAAACCAGTGCCTAAGTTTGTATCTGCCTGTGTAATACTTAGAGTTTGTGCAGGTGGTATAAACTTGTTTTCTGACCAAACATAAGCCTCAGCATATGTAGCAGCATAATCCATTCTTAGGTTTAGTTGCTCATCACGTCTTGGCATAAGACCGATAGTTTTACCGTAAGGTGGAAATCTACCAGTGCCTCCATTTGAGTTTGGAACATCTCTATGTGACAAGTTTAAAAGCTCTATGCAATCCTGAGGTAGGCAGTAGTATCGATACTTTATTTTCCAGCCTAAGTCAGGATTACCTGCAGTGGTAGATGTACCGTGAAACTGTTCAGTTAAAAGTATTTCTGTTTGTGTAATGACCTTCGAGATGGTGTATTCGTAGTTCTGTATTTCTATTGGTTGACCTTCCCAGTCTGATGTAAGTCTTAGTACAGCAGATAAAAATGTAACCCTACGAGATCCTTTAACAAGCTCTGCGCCAGTAGGTGTAGCACTATTGTTACGACTAGGAGTAATATCAGGCAAGAACTTAAAATAATATTCCTTAAAAGCCCATGTCCATCGTTTATTAGTCCAAAGATAAAGATAGGCATCATTTATTAACTCATCAACTTGGTCGTTATATTGCTGAAGATCGGGACTATAGTCTGTAATATTCTTTACTTTCTCTCTAAGAGCACGCAAATTTGCCACAGGATTCTCCTTTGTTTATCATATATATCATGATAATTAGTTGTTTTATAAAAAAACCCTGCCCCGAATATTCGAGACAGGGCTACGGTCAATGGTACTGACCGGTTATTAGTAAGATGCGCGAACGAAGACGAGAGTCTGTCCACCACCACCAGAAGCAGCGAGAGCCTGACCAACTGCAACCTCGGTTGCACCAGTCTTAGCAGCACCCTGTCCTGCAACACCAGAGATAGTGAAAGGAGCACCAGCGCCGATACCGGCAGCGAGTAGTGCAGTGGTTATACCACGAGTGCAAACTACAACGCGTGATCCGTCGGTAAGAGCACCATCATTCTCAGCAGAAGCGGTTACAACTCCAACTGGAACTGAGGTGTTAGCAGCACCAGAGTCTGCCTTGACGACTGAAATGGATCTTTCACCATCAGTGGTAGCAGCAATTTCGAGTGAAACAATGTCACCAACTGCAACAGTTCCGCCAGCGAGGAAGACCTCTTCGCGTTTACGGTTCATTGTGTCTGTACCAATGCTAGTAGCGGCTCCGCCTGGGAAGGCTGAGAACTGCTCTTTCTCTAGGTACTGAATTATGTCTTGACTAGCCATGTTATATTCTCCTTATTTTAGTTTAGTTATGATTAGGCGTTAATCAGGATACCCTGACCACCAAGGAAGTCTGCAACAAGCTGGACCTTGACGTAAAGCTGAGCAGCACGAGCTGTGGTACCAGAGATGTGCTCGAAAGGAGACACATCGAAGTCACCTTCAGAGTGGAAGATTAGTTTGATACCGTCGTAGTTGAGCATGTAAGCGTCAACTTCTGGGTTACCACCGAGTGAAGTCTGGAAACCCATCTCTGGATCAGACTCAGCAACTGCACCGTTGAATGCGAGAGCCATACGGCCACCGTCAAGTCTATCAGTCTGAACGAAACGCTCCTGAGCGAAGAGTAGGTTACGGTACTGAGCAAAGCAATCCTGAGACATGATAACGTGGCTAACGTCACCAGAAGGTGCACGAGCGTTAGAAGCAATGTACAGATTGTAAAGATCAGACATTGCAAGAGCACCACCAGCGTTAACGAACTGGTTGAGCCAACCAGCAACAGGGAAGACTGTCTTGGAGATTCCACCAACAGTGTTAACCTGAGAAGCTGGAGCAAGAGGCTCAAGGAAACCGGTTGCTGAACCGATACCAGGACCGTTACCGTTTAGGGTGTTCATTGCAGTAAGAACAGCAGAATCACCACGAAGAACCTGCTTGTTGAGCTCACGACGTAGCATGCCCATAACGGACTTCATACGTGCCTCAAGAATTTTAACGATAGCGTACTCACCACTGTTCTCCATTTCCTCTTTACGAGTAATAACGATTGGAGCAGTAAAGTCACACCATTCGTAAATGGCAGGACGTAGAACGTCGTTAACTGCGAGGCTAACAGGCTCATAACCGCTAGAAAGCTGAGTGATGGTAGAGTGCTCTGCGATTGAGAGTGGGCGCTGGATCTTGATTCCACCAGGCTCGGTCTCAACGCCACCTGCCCGACGAACACCGTCTAGGAAGGCAACCTTTTTGTAAAGTGCATCAACCTCTGTATCTCTGATAGAGTACAGGGTAGAGCTTAAGAGATCGTTCGAAATAGCCATTTTATTCTCCTTTATTTAGATAATTTGGCATTGAAATAGTTTATGTTTATCAGTTGTTCGCAACAACGCGAGTCTGTTTATATTTCGTTCACCATTTTATCTATCAGAGGTTTCCTTGGCCGGGAAGTCTGAAAGAACGAGAGGGAGACGTTGCCTCGATTAATTTTATATATACTGTAGTTTATTCTTTTTTTTAAAAAAATTACCAGTTTTTGCAAGACCAGTATCTTGCTGATAGTTTATTTGCTCTTGTTGAAGGTTTATCGCAACCATGACGAGCACGAAAAGACTTACGACGAGCAGGATTGTTTTTCTTAATTTTCATTCCAGCTGAACCGTACTTGATAACCTTTTCTTTACCTTTCTGGCAAGCTTTTACAACAAACTTGGACTTGCCATGTCCAGACTCACCCTTTCGAATACGTCTTGGTTTGTTGCATTTCATCTTTTTCTTTTTGTAAGCCATATTTTCTCCTATCTTACTTGTTCACCTAATAATCTTTGCATTTCAGAAACAGGAATAGGTATTCCTGCTGACTGAATTTTATTAAGAGTAGTAATAATATCTGAAACGTTATTTGTTGACGTGTCGGAAGCATTTTTTTGAAGTAAATCTACATATCCTACGTCTAGAACTAGAATCAATGTAAGCCATATGCAAAAGAACGTCTATAAATCCATCTTCACTGTCTTCTCTCATTTGCATTACAGCATTAACATCATTCTCCATAGCATCCAAGTATTGTGCGCCACCTGGACCTTGGTTTTGATTTTCTGATCTATATTTCTTATGAAACTTTGCAGCATTATCAACAATTTCTCTTAGTTTTCTTATGGCATCTATATCAGCTTCTCGACCAGATCCTTCTAAGCTAGATTCAATGTTAGAAAGT